ATCGTCACCGGCTGCATACATACGGTCGGAGTTGTCATCTAGAATATGAGCAATATCCCACTGTAGGGCGCTCAAGTCTTGTGCTTCGTCCAGAAAGCATAGATCGAACTTGGGACAATACTTGCCTGACTGGTTTACAAACTCCTGTAGCATGTCCGTAAAGTCGTAGAGACCGAGATTTGTTTTGTATTCGCGCAGACATTCGTCCACATACTTTATCGTGTTCCAATCCTGTTCCAGATTGCTACGGTTGTATTCTGTGCGTAGGTTAGACTTTTTAAGACGCGTCAGATTGATGAGACCCAGTATAGGGTCCGACGTCGATACCAGATCCTGTATATCGTCCATCGCCTGTATTTTGCTTTCGTTGAGGCTGATGCCGATTACATTGCCAAGTTCTCTGTAGTTCTCCGGCTGCATAACCTGTTCTGGGCGTATGTCGCTCATTGTAAGCGCCAAGGAGTGCAGTGTACGGAAAAACATTAAGTCTTTCTTAGGATCAAGGTTAAAGCGCTGTGCGGCGCGTTCCTTGGCTTCTGTGGCGGCCTTCTTGGTAAAAGCTAGAAAAGCAATGCGGTGTGGATGCACCCCCTGCTCAAGAGCTTTGTCCACCATATTAAGAAGCGTTGTCGTTTTGCCCGTCCCCGGTGGACCGAATATCCTGAACATTCTTTTCTTTCTCCCGTTTGTATATTTGCTGCACACGTTGTTTCGAGATGTTGTAACGTTTTGCAACGGCGGTCTTGGTCATGCGGTTTTCGTCAATCATCCACACAATGTCTTTGTTACGGTCTTTGGTCAAAAGGGAGCCTCCCCTTGTTTGCCAAACTGTGGAACGTTAAAATCCATGTCGGCGCTTTCGAAAGATGGTATCTGCCACACTCTTACGGCCCTCCCTTTAATTTTTAAAACAACACTTTCGCCATTAATATCCCGTAGGCGTTGAGCAATCTTGTGCGACTTATATTCGAAAAATTTGTTTTTGCGAAGAAAGCCTTCAAAATCTTTTAGTCTGAAGAACGTTATATCCTGTTCCTCGTCAGTCCAAGGGCGGCGTAGCAATATCTCTTCTTTGTCTTGCGCTTGCTGTTGGTGACGACAAAACTCTTCAAGGTAGTCGTAGAACTGCCCGCTGATGCTTGCGTCTTGAGCAACCTCAATGATAGCGCTCTCGTTGTCTTTCATTTCATTCAACAGCGTACTGATTCGGCTTTCCCATTGTTGCTTTGCCGCCGAGCGTGGCATAAAGTTAAGCTGCTCCATGCAAGCTTTCTGGAATTGTAACTGGTTCATCAACGCTTCTGTGTCTAACTCCAGAGGCTCTCCGTTGACGTCCATAAACCAGACGGGCGGTACTGAGTTGTATTTTCTAAGATTGGCTATTGTAGCCCCGCTTACAGCGGCTCCTATGCCGTGTTTACGTGTACGGCATAGGTCCTTATTGCAATGCGCGTTGATAGGCGCATCTGAGCATTTGTATGCGTAGTCCTTACGAGCAACTTGCTTCGCGACTACGTTTACCTCCGGCAATGGCAATGGCGGAGATAGGTACTCCATATTGTACTGTAGTATTTCGGACTCCCAACTATCTGGATACGCTTTCCGTAAGTAAACGCCGATGTTGAATAGACCATTATTTCTGCCCCCTTCGCTGATTTTTGACTTACATAGTATTTGTAAGCAGGGCGGGCCGTCCTGTAGCAGATCGGTTTCACCACTACCTACTACCTGTAGCTTAACAACTTCTTCGGGCGTTTGTACAAATTTATCGTACATTTCGTAAAATTCTTCTATTGACGCCGAAGTTCCGTCGTCAAGAAAAGCATAACGCAATCCGTTTTCTGCGTCGTAGTATGGTAAGTTTAGAAAGTTACCTACGTCACCACGGTCCAAATGCAGTTTGACTTGCTTTGGAAATATCTCGCTTTCGCCATAGCCAAGAGCCGCGGACATATTTTGCAGTGCTTTCTGCATGTCCCGTGCTTCTGTCCATTCGGTGGCGAATAAAAAGCAGTGCGCTCCGCCTGACTTTGAGCGGCACACTACCAATGGTAGTTTTAAACGTCGGATCTTCTCGACAAGCAATTTGTGGTCGAGCGGATACTGGTCAATGTCTATACAACCCCACTTGCAGTTGTTGTCTTCGTTGATCGGTATGATACCGAGCCCCGTGCCCTTACCAAGCAAGTGGTTTTGCCAAAGCTCCGCGGTCCGTGGTTCGCGTGTAACCCCCGCCTTGCCTTGGGCTTTGCCATTAGACCCTGTCTTTTCTATTTTGAAGTAGCCGTAAGCTTCCTTCAGTCCATCAAAAATGGACGCAAACTTTTCGATTTTCATTATTGCCCCCATACGAGAGCGACGGGGCTAGGCCCCGCCGCAAGATGATTAAAACGGTATGTCTTCTTTGCTACCAGATTCATCGTTCGTATGTTTAACAACAACGTCCCCTGCGGTGATGCTGCTTGCGAACTCCTTGGCTCGATTATAAAGATCGAGGTTTGGTGTAGGTCCGTCAACAGACATCTCCCAACCATGCCATGAGCCTTTGCTGTTTTCCTCAAAGGTTGTTTTGAGGTTGTAGACAAAGCCAAAGCGTGGCGGAGTAAACGGTCCGTTCTTACCTTGTATTTGTCTGCTCATCATCATGCTGTTCCATTTACGCGACTTTTTAAGCTGCGTAGACTTCATAGCAATCAGAGCCGTTTCGGCTGCACCATCATCATTTACAAGCAACACGAAGTGCTGATGCGTTTCTTCGATGTAGTCGCCTTCGCCGCCCTTGACGTAATCTTTATTGTCGTCAGGCGAACGCTCTGTTTCCGGACGTTCTTCTTCCGGTGAGTACATAGCAACCGGAGCCCCGCTGCCCTGTCCTCGTGGTGCCCATTGAATGAAACGACGTTGGTAGGCACACGGTATAACCTTAATACCCTTTTCTCCGTCAAAACATTCTCCGGTGACCGTATTGTAGATATCCCCCTTACGGCCTTTAAAGTTTCTGTCATCCAGAACGGGATCATTACCAGACAACACTTTTAGAAATGGAAGCGCTAGGTCTTCCTGACCAATGTTTTCAAATCCAACACTGGCGTCTGCCTCTAATACAGACATGTCAAACTCTACAACGTTTGACTCTTGCTTTTTTGCAACTGCTTTACTGTCAGCCATTTTACTTTCCTCTCTTAATAACTGCGCGTTGACCTACCCACGCCCCAAACAATTCCATTGGGAACGCATCACCTGCTTCCACTCGCTCTTTTACAAAAGCGCGTAACGTCTGCGAATGAATTTCGGTTTTTTGATTTGCGACATAACCTTCTTTCGCAGCAAATGCTTTGAAGGCTGACGCTTTATCGTCCTCACCACGCCCAAACGAGCAGATAACATTGTTCTTAATAATGTCATCATAGCCATTCTCACGTAGCCACTCGTAAGCTTGAGGGCGATTATCTACGAGGATCGAAGCCCCGTAAGTTGGTTTGACTTCAACAGTTGAACCGTCATCCAGTTCAAACTTGTTCATGCCTACTTCCTGCATTACAGCGGGCATGTCTTCGTCAGTTAGTTTAAGAAGCTTCTTCTTTGCCTCCTTCAGAGTTTCCTCCAATTTGGCAATGTTCCCTTCTTCCTCTTGTATTTGTCGAGCCAGTGATGCTAAACTTTTTAGACCACCTTGATCGACTTTATTAACAGAGGCTAGGTTTTCTTCAAAGTCTTCTTCAAGCTGTTTGAAGATATCGTCGTTCATCGTTTTTCTCCTTTCGCGATTAAAGACGCCTTTCGGGCCTTGACAAAAACGGATAATATCTTATACGCTAACAATGTCAACAAAAAAATTCGCAGGGGGCAAAATGTTAGATTTCGAATTTAAAACCAGACCGTATGACCACCAACGCAAGGCGCTAGAAGACTCGTGGGCCGCGGAGTATTATGCTTTATTTATGGAGATGGGTACAGGTAAATCCAAGGTAGCCATAGATAATATTGCCGTATTGTATGAGGCCGGTAAGATTGATTCGGCTATGATTGTTGCACCCAAAGGTGTGTATGACAACTGGGCCAAGGGCGAAATCGAAACACACTTTCCAGACCGAATCGAAAAGAATGTCATGCTATGGAGGGCAGGCAAATCAAAACGATACGATACAAATCTGGTGGATTTTATTACGGAAAAGTTTGACGGCGTGAAGATGTTTGTCATTAATGTTGAAGCGTTTAGCTCACAAAAGGGCTTGGATGCAGCCAAAGCATTCTTGTTTCAGAACCCACGCAACATGATGATTATCGACGAAAGCACGACAATAAAGAACCGCAAAGCGCTGCGGACCAAGAACATTGTAGCGTTGCGAGAGCGGGCCTTGTATCGCCGTATACTGACAGGGTCACCCATTACAAAGAGCCCGATGGATTTGTTTAGCCAGTGTGACTTTCTCAAGGACAGGGCGCTTGGTTTTAACAGCTACTTTGCTTTCCAAGCACGGTATGCACAAGTCCAACGACGGACCATGGGGCACCGCAGCTTTCAACAGATCGTGGGCTACCAACGCCTAGAAGAATTGACTAACAAACTAGACCAGTTTTCAAACCGCGTATTGAAAGAAGAATGTCTGGATCTGCCAGATAAAGTCTACGTCAAGCGCGTCGTTCCTCTGACCAACGAGCAGACGAACGTATACAACCAGATGAAGCTGTTGGCACTTGCACAGATGGACAGTGGGGAGCTTGCTACGACGGCAAGCGTTCTGACACAGATCATGCGTTTGCAACAGATTTGCTGCGGGTTTTTGCAGCCAGATGAGGGCGATATGAGGGAGATAAAAAGCAACAGATTAGACGAACTCATAAACCTATCTGAAGAAGTTCAAGGTAAGGCGATAATTTGGGCGACGTATACACACGACATTCAACGGATTGCTGATGCCTTGCGCGGCCGCTTTGGGCCCGAAGCGGTCGCAACTTATTATGGTGGTACACCACAAGAAGAGCGACAGGAAATTGTGCAGAGGTTTCAAAATAGATCAGACCCTCTGCGTTTCTTTGTGGGTCAGCCAAAGACAGGTGGTTATGGCATTACTCTGACGGCGGCTAATACGGTTATCTACTACAGTAACTCTTACGACTTGGAGATACGGCTACAGTCTGAGGACCGCGCCCACCGCATAGGTCAGGCAAACAAGGTCACC